TTGACGGCTTACAGGGAATACAGGGTCCTGAGGGTGATCAGGGCATACCCGGAATTCAGGGTGAGCCGGGATCGCAGGGGCAGCAAGGTGTTCCCGGTCAAGACGGTGAACGCGGGGAGATAGGGCCTGAAGGTCCGGCTGGGACTGACTACCAGTACAGTATCTCAGCAACTTCAGATGCAACGTCTCCAAAGATAGTTTTAACAAGCGACCAGGGTGGTGATACGTCAGACATTCAGTTGTTTGCTGGACAGGGCATTACCATCAGTGGTGTGGATAATCCCTCATCCGTTCTTATATCCTCAGTGGTACCATTCACCGTCAGGGGGATGATATCAATGTGGGGGTGGAACTCTGACGAAGAGGACCTAACAAAACTGAATGAAGCAAACTGGTTCCTGTGCGATGGTGGATCAAATGCTCAGGCTTATGGAAGGTCAGACTACGATGACTGCCCGGATATGGCTGAATACTTTGTCAGGGGTGGAACGTGGGGCTCTAACATAGGCAGCACAGCGGGTAGCAACTACACAAATAATCATACGCTCCAACAGAACGAGATGCCGTCTCATACCCATACCGCGTCGTCTAACAGCACTGGGGGCCACACTCATACTACTTATACTAACGTGGCTGGAACAGCCGCAGACATTGCAGCATCGACTGGACCGTTGATTGTTGCTAGGGGAGCGTCTTTCCCAGACAGGAACACTTCGGCTGATGGAAACCACAGCCACACCATATCAGTAGGCAATACTGGTAGCAGCGGGTCACACAGGCACGGAATGGAGCCTCTTAACTTTAAGGTGGCATATATAATTTATTTAGGAATCGACGGAGGATAGCCTAATGGCAGTAGAAAACGCTAACTATATCAACCAACTTGTGGAGACTTCTCCCGCTCCCTCAGATTCGATCTCTGAGGGGGATGGACACTTGACGCTGATAAAGCACGTACTCAAGACGAGTTTCCCCAATGTGATTGATGCGCCAATGAACGGAATCCACGTCGGACCTTCTGAGCCACAGTTAGACCCAGACTACGGTCCCGGGTCAATTTGGTTTGATACATCAACTGGTCTTATAAAGTTCAGGACAAACACAGACCCGCAGGAGTGGATCATCATGGGGCACGGCTCCTCAACAGGGGTTGGCAATTTGCTAAAGTTCACGAAGAACGACAGCCTTGTAGAGTTTGACTACCGTGTTGATGACTGGGAGGAACTACACTCATTCACCATACAGCCTGTATCAACAGAATCCACACTGTACTTTGACATTAGCGGGCAGTGTTCAGTTGGTGGCTTTGAGGCATTGCAGGAAAACCACCTGAAGTTCACGAGTGATGGTGTGGACTTATCACTGGATTTGAAAATCCTTGGATTTGACTTTGACTCAGGTCTTGAGTTGCCAGCGGAAATTAACGGTATGTTTAATGTAAAATTTTGGAAGGAAAACAATGACGGAATGCCTTTCACGGTAACTGCTTATGGAAGGCACGTAGGCGGTGGGTATTCTTCTATATCAAAGATTACTGCAATCTGTCAGGAACTTGCATAATGCCACTTACCCCAATAGAAAATGTTGGGACAGGCGGTATAGTTTCCGACCTAAAGCCATATCAGTTGCAGCCAAATGAGTGGTCTAGGGGGAACAATGTAGCGTTCAATAATGCCCAGATACACAAGGTTCACGGCTATGGGGAGGTCATGGAGGACTGCCCTATTGAGCCATGGCACCTTGCAACTTATCAGGCACACAACGCAAAAGGTCAGGGAGATGATGCTGCATTCTTTTGGTTTGCCTTTGGTGAAGAGAAGATTTATTGCTACCACCTTGGTAATTGGACAAATGTCACAAGGGTTATTGATGACGAGGAATTCCCATATAGAACCGATGCTGGAGAAAACTGGGACGTTACACAATCTGGCGCACTGCTGATTGCAACAAACGGTGTTGATACTCCGCAGATATGGGAACTTACAGACAATCTCCCGTATGCCACAAATAGATTCAAGGATTTGGAGTCTTGGGTGGACGAGAACACGCCAAACGAGACAGACGTATCTTGCAAGACTGTTGAGGGTTTTAAAAACCATATTATCGTTACCGGAATAGAAAGGGTTTCTGACGTCCCTGACCCAGATGACGGAGACAAGACTATACAGGTTGAGGAAAATCTTAACCGAATGGTTAAGTGGTCGACTCAGCACTCGCATTATTCAGAGCCAAATTCATGGAATGTTGTTGATAAAACCAAGGATGCTGGCGAGTATGAATTGCTTGACACTCAGGGACCTATTGTAGACACCCTGCCTATGGGCGAGGTATTTATGGTGTACAAGACCGATAGCGTCTACATGATGAACTATATCGGCACACCTTGGATGTTTGCATTCAAGACTCTAGACCCGCAGATTGGGATTATATCAAAGGGTGCGGCTACTGAATTCCCGGGAGGGCACTTCTTTATTGGTCACTCTGACTGCTATATCAACAATGGTCAGTCTGTTGCCCCGCTGCTATCTGGAAAGGTTAGGGCTGAGATGTTTAACAACATTAGCGGACCAAACTTTAACAAGATATTCGCATTGACGAACACTGCGTATGGAGAGGTTTGGGCTTGCTACCCGACTGCTAACAGCGAGCATTGCGACAAGGCTATGGTGTGGAACTACCTTGAGAACACATTTTCATTCAGGAACCTGCCAAACATTACGGACGCAAAACACGGACTTCAGAAGATCAACCGTGAACTATATGGAGACGGCGCGTACATTATTTCTTGGGAGGACATCGAGGCACTGTCTTGGAGGGATGCTACCGAGATGCACTGGGGCGCTATATCGTACTCAAACATCATAGCAAACCTAGTGATGTGCGAGCCAAAAGGAAAAAGGTCAGGGTCTTCAGACCTTGGGAAACTCTACCGGGATCGAATTGGTCAACTTGAAGATGGTTCTATTATGCACGCGTGGGTTGAGCGCTCAGGCATTGATATGGGTGACCCTTCAAGCGTGAAGCATCTGAGGGCTATTTGGCCAAAGATATGGACAGCAACCAACGCAAGGATAGACGTATACACTGGCTCCCAGATGGGAACTGACGAGTCGATTAAATGGGACGGGCCGTATCCATTTTACCCAGATACGCAGTCAAAGATATCGACAAGGACAACTGGAAAACTACTGGCTATGCGATTTGAGAGCACAGCAGACACAACTTGGTCAATCAGTGGCATTGAGTTAGAGATGGATAACGCAGGAAGAAGGGGATCAAGGCGGCATGCGTAGTACAGACCAGAGAAGGATTGACTATTTTACAGCGGACGTACCCCCAACAGAGACGGAGGATTTGCCGGAGTGGCTATCCATACAACTGTCCAACTTGGCGAACTCAATCTTCAGTGTGAACTCTCTCCACGTTGAGAGGATGTATAAGTTCCCTGATCGTTTTAAACCCCGTGAGGGTGACATCATACTTGCTGCTGCTGGGCTTGTAAGCGCTGGCTCTCAGTCTGGGATGTATTACTTTGACGGAGACAATTGGAATAGATTAGATGCGACAACTATTTGAGCATAAGGGTAAGGAGTATTTCCTTATCCTAATTGAGCCGGAGGATGTTGGCGAGGTTTGGCCTTTTGTATCTAACGGCGTAAGCGAGGCTATGCTGCACTCAGACAGCACCATGGAGGGGGAAGACTTCCTTCCTGAGTTGCAGAATGGCAAGGTGAGGCTGTGGGCATTCGTGTCTGATGGGCAGATCGTTGGGCACATGATAACTGAGTTAATCAGATACCCGCGAAAGTCATTTGTTAGGGTGCTTACCATGTACTGCGAAGGTGGGGAAAAAGGAATGAAGGGGATGGACCTATGGAGTAGATTCGTCCCAGTGGTTGAGGACTACGCAGCCATGCACGGTTGTGCACACCTAGAAGCGTACACTCGAAAAGGTATGGTGCGGGCACTTGAGCCGCACGGATGGGAACATGAGTTTTCCATTGTAACGAAACAAATTGAAAATATGAGGATTCACTAATGGGACAGTCAAGCAGTGCACCAAGAAAAACAGATGAGGAGATAGCCAAAGAGTTGGAGGATGCTAGAAGGGTAACACTCACTAGCGCTGGTGGCCTTGGCTCAAGTATGCAGGAGATAGGATCAAATGGAGCAAACTCATACGGAGATGTAGCCGTTGGGAATGAGTACATTGTCAGAAACGATGGCGGCAGGGAGTACATAGATATTGGTGGATCAAGGGCATACTGGGACCCTGACAGGAACACATGGGCCGGATCAGGATTTGATAGCGCAGGAGGAAACCACAGGGCAGCAAGTTTTAATACTGTTGACGTGCCAGTTGTTCAGGCGCAAGCCCCAGCAGCCTCAGCAGCCCCAGCAGGAGCGCCACCCCCAACAAACAAGCCTAAGAAAGATTGGCGTGATAACATCGACAAGACTATTCACCCAGGTTCTGTAGGCTCATCCCCACCGTTAGGCACAGAGGGGATTGTAGATACCGGAGGAATGGATAACTTCATAAACATGGGTGGACCTGCTGGCGGACACATAAACCCCCTAGTGAATCATAACAATTGGATTCACCAAGTAAACCCGGATCACCTAAAGGCTAGGAATGTTGGGAGATATATAAATCCGGGCATTGATGACTTCATGAATAGGAAGGGTATTTTAGCCGGATCAGGAGGATTAGTATAATGGGATCACCAACACAAAACAAAGGCGGAGCGTATGTGCCTGATAAAATCCAAGGCCAAAACGCTCAAAACACAACGATCAATTACCAGACTCCGTACCAGCAAGAGTTCTTTAAACAGGCTTTAGGTCAGGCTCAGAACCTGTACGAGCAGGGTATGCCTGAGTATTATCAGGGCCAGACTGTTGCAGGGTTTACTCCCGCTCAGATGGCTGCTATGAACAACACCGCAAACTACATGGGCGGTCAGTACAACCAGTTGCAGGGGAATACATTTGATGCCCTCAATCAAGGTTTGTCTGGGAACATAGACACCAGAGGCTTTGACCAGATGTCTGATATGTACCAGAGTCAGGCCATGGAGGGGGCTAACGACTTGATGCAGGGGCTGAGGTCCAACCAAGTTATGAGCGGTCAGTCAGGCGGATCAAGCCGTGGCGATGTTATGAACAACCAGATCATTGATCAGGCAAGCGACCAATACTCAAACAACATGGCACAACTAAACAACAATGCTTACCAGACTGCTCAAGACAACAGGATGCAGTCAATGGGAATGGCTAACAGTATCATGTCTAACCCAATGCAGATGAACCAAGCATTCTACAATCAGGTAGGAGTGCCACAGCAGCAACTCAATCAGGCAATCATGAACGATGCAAAAGATCGTTATGACTATGCTGCCAGAAGTCCTTATGAAAACCTCAGTCAGTACATGAACTTCATATCTGGAAACATGGGTGGATCAAGCGGAACCGCCAACTACAACAAGGGGAAGTGATATGGGATCAGCAGTAGCAGCAGGAATAGGAAGCCAGATAGCAGGGAACCTTGCAGGCAAGGTTGTCGGTAAGGTAACCGGAAACGAGGATGGGCTACTCTCCAAGGCGGCAAGCATGGCTGCTGGCAATGTTGGAGGTGGAGGCGGTGGAAACTGGATGGGAGTCACTGCA